CTGGCGAAAGGCATTATTTAGTGTGGGCAGAAGAAAGCGGAAAAAGTTTTTTCAGATACAAAGATCCAGACACTCAAGAAATAATCACAAATTGGGATCAAAGCGGTTGGCAAGTAAGAAAGTTCACAGCTTCCGAAACAAATCCAACTTGGCATTGTGTAGGATCAGAAACTAATAGGATATCAATAGGTTTTGTAGTTAGATAATTTCACATTTAGCAATTTTAACTGTAAATAAAATTATCACATATTATGGCTAATAGAATCATTTATCAATCAGACTCCTTATTCGTGAGTCAAGCTGTTAACTCAAATCTTTCTGGGCAACACGTTCAATTAGATAGAGTTCAATCAGCAAATTATTCATTTAATATCAATAGAACGGACGTTAACCAATTTGGACAATTGGCTCGTATCGATTCTGTTGTTCTAGAATCTCCAACAATTTCGGTTGATGTGAGTTATCTTTTGGGTGATGGATTCAATGAAGAGGTGTTAGGTTTCTCAAGATCTAAAAGCTTTTCCGACGCCGAATCAACAGGGTTTATTTCAAAGCAGATTTCTGCTACTAGCTCTGTAGGGACAAGTGGAATTAATTTATATATTTTAACTGCACCAGAAGGTATTGACTCCAATCTTTCTCGTGGCGCTGTAGACAAAAGCGATTATAGTGTTATTGGATTAGGTAATTGTTATCTATCTGATTATACTTTAGATTGTTCTGTTGGTGATTTCCCAACTGTTTCAGTTTCCTTTGAAGGTCTTAATGCAAATGCAACAACCGACGTTACTGGTATTACTGGTATCGCAGGTGTATCTGATGATGAACCAGCTGCAACAAGTATGACTGGATTCACAGGAATATCTGGTGTTGGTGTTGACCCTACAAACGGAACACAGTTAGCAATTTTCCAAGGAGCCTCAAATAAAGCTATTGCTTTCCCTGCCCCATCTACTGGTAGTAGTGTTGGTATCGCGGCTTTGAAACCAGGTGATATTACTTTATCACTTTCACAAGCTGATGATAAATCATTCTACACAATCGGTGGTGGAACAACAGGCGCACACGTTCAAAGTTTATCACTAAACGTTCCTTTATCAAGAACACCTATTGAAAAATTAGGTTCTACATTCGCTTTCGCTCGTGTTGCTGATTTCCCAATTACCCCAACAGTTTCAATTAGTGCTGTGGTAAATGAGCAAAATCAAAACGCTATTCACGACATTATCCAAAATGATGGATTTATTAGCGAAATGGAATTTGGTGTTGTCCAAGGTGGAAATATAGAAGCCCAAGACAAACCAGGTGTTAGATACAAACTTAAGAACTTGAAACTCGATTCTGAGTCAGTAAGTTCAAGTATTGGTCCTAACAAAACTGTTGACATGACATTCTCAGTTTCTATCGGTGGTCCAGAAGATAATGACAATAACGTTTTCTTCTCTGGTCTTCAAGATGCTGATTTCGTACATGGTAATGGTACACCATTCAATAGCATATCTGAATATTAAACAATAATAATTTAAACAAAAAACCCGCCAATAATCGGCGGGTTTTTTTTTATCTGTAAATGTTTTTAGTCCGTGAATCCAGTAACACCTACGGTGCTTTCAATACCACCCACTTGTCTAGGACTAGCTCTATAACTATTATAGCTTTGTACTAGTCTTAACATTTTGTCGTACGAGTCTTGCGCTAAACCCTTATAGACTTTTGATACTTCATTTTTGTTTACGAAGGAAATACTGTTGTCACCGTCACGTACACTTAATATATTTCCATTTGTATCGTTTACAATGCCTCTAAGCGTGTTTCTGGTTTGTTTTGTATAGTAATGGTAGAGATACATCTCTTTGTATATATCACCCTCTTCTAGGCCCATTCCAGAGATTTCTCCGTCTTTGCCTGAAAAGCTTGTATATAGGTAACTATTCAACAAACCCAAGTTGTCGTTTAACCAGCCAGTTATAGAACTGAAAGTTACACCTGTTGAGTCTAATTCGTATTCGTATATTCCTGAGGCTAAACCGCTTATATTCATCGTTGTTCTGCTTGCCAAGTGTTTTTAATGTGCATGATTAACTTGTCCCTATCATAGCCAGGAGTAAATCCTAGTCTAGCAGCGATAGCTTGCAAATCTGACATTGGTGATTGATTTAATACTTGTTTTAATTGTGCTGGACCGCTTGCGCCAATATCTGCCCAAACATCTTCGTGTGTTTTTACAGCTTGGTTTACGGATGATAACATGGATGAACCGTCAGTAGAACACCAGTCAATAAAAGCTCTCATAAGCTCGTCTCTTTGTTCTTCTGGGTTTGCGTATTGTCTAGCTGCGACTCTTACTGCAAGAGCTTGCATTTTGACACTATCCATGGAAGCTAGTTTTCTTTTGAAAACATCTTTGTTTCCAGTTTTAAAGGGACTTATGACATCAACCCCATATTTAGACTCTTCTTCTTCGATTAAGTCAATAGGGTCTCTTTCTTTCCCGTCTGTATATTCTAGATTTTCCAGAACTTCATCTGGAGATTCTTCTACTTTACCATTAGATTCCTCAAGGTTTTCCAAATCCTCTTCGATAAGCTCTTCCTTGAGTTCATGTAATGTTTTTGATTTTTTCTTTTTGGCCATAATATATTATATATAGTTTTTACACTTTTTCTAATAAAAAAGCCACTCCGAAGAGTGGCTTTGATAAAGTGTTGTATCAGTAGTTCTTAGATATCCTCGACTACACAACCAACTAGAGCACGGTCATCAAGAACGACACGACCCTCTTCAAGAGAACCGAAGTAACCGATCTTGTTCTGACGGATGCTATATTGATCATCAGCAATCAAGTTAAACTCACCACCATTTTCTGAATCAACAGCAACTGGGCGAATCAAAGATTCACGTGAGCGGTCAATACCTAACACCAAATCATCATTTGCTGTTTGGAATGTGTTTGAACCGTCATCACCTAAATAGTCTGAACCAGTGAATAGCTTTTGGAATTTCTGTCCTTTACCGAACTCAGCGATTTCAATAACATTGATACCGTAGAATTCTGGAGCACCAGCAGCATTAAATGCTTTTTCAGCAATAATGTCAGCAGTTGGCAACTCTTGTCCAGCAGCAGAAGCAGCACCAGCAGCATTCTTAGTGTTGATTGGGTTATATGCAATAGCGCGTAACTCTTCAACGATTTCTGGGGAAACGATGATGTCTGTAATACCACGGCTGATTCCTTTGTCTGGAGTACCACCAACGAAAGACATATTAAGTCTTTTTGAGCGAGTGATAAGAGCGTTAAGGTCAGCTAGAGTGAAACGTCCATCTTGTACAGATTTGATAACGTGTGTTTTTGTGTTTCCGTCTGAAGTTGTTGTTGAAGCTGCATTTAATGCACCTAAGATAACGTTAGCAGAAATGTTGTTCTGTTTAAGTAAGATTTCTTGAGCAACGCGAGTCATTGTTTTTGCAACAACATCCATACGTGATTTAGCTGCGTAGCGACGATCGAAGCTAACTGCTGAATCAAGTGAATATGTAGCAATTTTCAACTCTGAAGATGTAGGAAGAACCTCTGATGTTGGAAGACCACCTGCACGAGTTTGAGAATAAACTTGTACATAATCTTCATCAGATACGTCAAAATACAAATCTAATGGAATTGAAGGATTGTCATCTGCGTTAAACTGAAGAGTCGTGAAAAGGTTAGACAAGACAGGAGCTTGATTAATAACCTCTGCAAGAACTGGTCCGATGAACTCAGCTAAAGCTGTTTGAGCTTCGAATGCAACGTTACGGTTGCGAGAAGCCATAGCTTTGATAAGCTCAACTTGTTCTGGAGTGTTTTTTAAAGTAATTTTCATATTAATATTTTTCCTTTCTTATTAACCGATTTTGATAACCATAAATTCACCAGCGAATTGGTCTGTAAGTCCACCTTGAGATGCACGATTACCAGTTGCGATAATAGTACCAAATGACTCAGCTAAAGTAGCGTGACATCCAGTAATTTTACCTGGTGTTTCTTGAGAAATCTTAATACCACTTCCGATAGCATAACCATCGTCTGCGTCAGCAAGGTGGTCATTGATTCCACCGTCAAAAGCTGTAGCAGCTAAAGTAAAGATACCTTTTGTAGCCACAGGTACTGTTTGACCAGGAAGAACAGCTTGTAGCTCCTCTTTCTTCTGTGCGTTGTAAAGTAATTTTTCTCCATTCTCATCTGTTTTAGCAGTTTGGTTCAAAGTGATACCTAATGGTAATTCACCAGAAGCTGCACCAGATAGAGTTAATGGATTCGTAGGATACATGTTAGGTCCAACGAAAGGATAGTCAGTCTTACCTAGGTAGCTATTAGTACCATAAGTAATTGTGTCGTTATCCAAATCGCCTGCTGTGACCTTCACAAATACACCTGCTGATCCTTCTCCGTCGCCTGTAGTAGACTCAAGAGCAAGGGTTGAGTCGAGAGCAAACATGTTGATCACGTCGTTCTCGTCATATTGTCTGAATGGTAATAATCTTAATGACATAATTAAAAATTGTTATTTAGAGACGATATTGTCGCGGCTAAAAGCAGCTGCAAATTTCTCTCTTAAAGATTGGTGTGTAGAAGCTTGTGCTTCGTTGTTATTTGGGATTTCAGAAGTAGTTGCTTCTGCACTATCTAATGCTTCCTCGATATCTGTTTCTTCTACTTCTTCTGAAGCTTCAGATCCTAACAGACGTTTTTCAACTTCTGCGTCGACACGAGCTTGAACTTCTTCCTCAAATGATGCTTTAGCTTCTTTGTTCTTAGATGCCCAAAATACTTCGAGCTCTGATTTCAAAGATGCAAATGCCTCTTCTGATTTATCAAGTCCTTTTATTTTTTCAGCGATGAAAGTTGCATCACTTTCTTCTAAATCATAAATTGAATCAATTTCTTCCATACGAGCATTGAAAGTAGCTTCAGCTTCTAAAGCTGCTTGTGCTTTTTCAAACTCTGCTATGCGTTCTTGAGCGCTAGATAATTCCTCTTGAATTGATTCTACAGAATTCTTGAGTTCTTCATTCGCTTTTGCGATTTCCGCCTTCTCGGTTTCTGCAGCCTCAAGAGAAGCTCTATACTCTTCATCTTTAGTTTTAATGGCCTCAGCAAATGTTGAAGTCATGCTTGCAATAGCTTCTTGAGAGAATTTTTTCTCTTGAAGATCGCTCTTGAGTTCTGTTAATAGGTTTTCTATATCCATAATATAGTTATTGTTTACAGTATTTTTTATTTTTTGTGAAATTTTAGCAGCAATTTTCTCTAGTTCTTTGGCTTGTTTATTGGGGGTATTAATGATAATTGCTTTTGATTCTTTTTCTGTTTCTTTTATTTCTTGTGTGTCTTGTGAAATAACACCTTTGACATTAGCTGCTGGTTTCATTGTAAATCCAATTCCCAAAGGATAAACATCACCAACAATTAAACGATTTATAGGTGTTCCATCTTTCATAACACCTTTACCACCAAAGCCTTTTAACATGCCTTTCATTTCCATAATCTGTTTAGGATCAGAAATGATTTCAGCCTCTTTTAGATTTTTACTTCCAACAGCTATTTTAAAATCACTAAAACCAACTTCCCAACTAGCGGAAACGGTATTGTGTATTTTACTTTTGGGGTCAGTGCTATTTTTAAGGGTATTGAAAAAATCCTTATCAATTGTTTTATATACAACAGCACCCAAAGCTATGTTAAATGGGTTAGTCTCATCTTCATCGACATTAACTAAAATAGTGCTATCTGAATAATCGCTGAATCCAGCATTCACTATATGACCAACTATCTTTTTCTTATTGTGTTCTATATTAGTTGGTTTGTGCACAAATTGCTGAACGGAGTCAATAGCAGTTTTTGTAGACATGCCATCACCATTTCTGTTAAACTCATTAACTACCGCAGCGTTAAAAGCAACACCTAAGAGGTCGATGTTCTTCTCGAGATCGACCTCTTTAGGTATTAAAGGTTTTAAGTTCTGTATGTTAGCTTCAGATAAATCAATACCACCAAACTGATCACATGCACTAACTTCAAAACTAAAATTTGTGCTATATTTAAATTTAGGCATCTTTCTTGGTGACTTTTGGCTCCTTAGGATTATCTACTTTTTTCAATTCTCCATGTGGTCCAGTCTCCTTTTTCTTTTGATCATCCTTTGAAAGTAATTTTGACTCTGCAGCTGTATTTGGCTGACTAAATAAGTTAGCGTCATTTTTTTGGTCAAATAACCCAGCCTCATTCATTTGCTTGAATAAGTTTGCAGTAATCTTACCTTCTGATTTCATTTTTTGTAGAATAGCTTTTTTAAGTTCTGCTGGTAAATTCTTCTTTTGCTTTTGTGATAAGCCTCCCTCTAGGAGTTTTTCTACAGTAGCTTTATTGATTTTTTCAAATAGGTTAGCTTCATTAGGCTGGCTAAATAGATTTGCTTTTGCAAGCATTTTTTCTACATTAGCTTCAAGCTTCTTAATTGTGCCTTCCATTTCTTGAGTAAAAAGATTGCCGCAAGCTTTTGTAGTTTGCTCGTCGTCCATGTCTTTTGTTTCTACAGCATAAGAGTCGTTCATTGCGCACATGCCCATGAATTTCTTATATACTGGTTCTTCTGTCTTGCTATATTTTTTAGCAATTGAGATTTCGATATTGCCTTCTGATCGGTCAATATTTGCGATTAGTGGATTTTTAATTTCTTTCATTTGAATGGTATAAAATTGCTGATGGATAAATTTCTAGTTTATGAGCATCTGACACATCATAAATTTCATTTAAGATATTCAGACTTTCAATGTTAGTATAGTCATTTACACAAGAAATCATTACATTTGTCCAATTTTCTTTTTCAGCACCACACACCACAGATTCACATAAATTTGCTATCATTTCTTTTTGCTCTTTATTGAGTCTTTTCTTACCTATTTTCTTAAGCATTTCTTGTTTAGCTAAAGACTGTAAAGCTTCTATTTCATATATAGTTGCCTGTATGTTTTCTCTTGAAATGCTCTGAGAATCCTGAGTGCTACCTGGAGGTCTACCTGGTACTCCTGGTGTTTTGGTTTCAGGTGTTTCCAAGTCCTCTATCATTGGTATACCGCCTACAACTGGGTTAAAATAACCTTTCTTACGTTGCTCTACAAATTTTTCTTGAGCCGTATCTAACTCTTGAGCTAGTGGGAATCTGCCAGTTTGGATGATTTCCATTCCTTGTTCTGCAGTCAGTATTCCTAACTCCATGAGTCTTGTAGCAACTCTCATAAGTTGGACTTCATCTCTTAAATCAATATCTTTAAATTTAACGGTTGGATAAGATCTGAATCCTAAGTCTTTTGCTATTCTTTTTATTTCTGGTTGTAAAAAATCGTTGATAAAAGCTTCTCTCGCTTCTTTAAGTCTATCTAAAAATACTCTAGCTTTAATTTGCGCCCCGTTGTATTTATCTTCATTTAAGATTATGTTTTGTAGGCCTTCTTTAATATCTCTGTTGATAACTTCGTATTTTCCAGGGCCAACAACTTTATTAATGTCTGGTATAACGAAATCTGCTTTTGTTGTATAGTCAGAAACTAAAACTCTTCCAACAGACTCGTTTTGGAAAAGCTTTTGCATAGCTCTAACATTGTTATGATTAATACCGCCCTTTTCTGGATCTGTACCCATTGTTATCATGAGAATGACGTTTTCTACAGTTCTCATAATCGCTTGGTCCATTTTCTTCATCTCCATCTTTGCGTTGATATCTTCAAGAACTGGATATCCAAAAGGAATAGAGAATGGCTCGTAATCTTGTTTCTTATAAAAACTATACGCTAATCTTTCGTTCTTTAAGTTTATTTTTAATCCGTCTTTGAAATAACCACCGTCTTTGATTTGTTTTTGAACCTCTGGCTCTAATGCGTCAAATATAGCTTGATCGTATTCATTTTTAGGATTAGCTAATCTTTCCATATCAAACTCAGAAAGTATTTTTGCGTATGCTCCATCTGCAGTATTAAATACTGTGCTTCTTTTAGCTACGATCTCAAATGGGTTTAATAATATATATTTAAGCGGGAACTTATTTGAAGATGGGGCTTCTGCCACATTCTTTGAAAACTTTTTAAAATCTTCTAAGTTAAACTTCCCATCTATTCTATACAAAAAGATGTTACCGCTTCTATAGTATTCTCTGAAGTACTGATCCTTTAAATCCCAGATCTGTATTCTGTCGAAAAGTTTATTGAAAAAATCTCTAGAGTTTGAATTACCTCCCTCAAGATATAACTCAGAGTTGGCAAACTCAGACATCATATCTATAGTATTTCTAAAAATAGGTACATTAGCATAAGCTTTCTGACATAACTCAATAGCGTCTCTAACATTGATGCCGTCAGAAGATAACTCAAACGGTAAAAGACCAGCTCTAATTTGTGAAAATCTATTGTGTGTTTTGGTTACGGCAGATCTGTTAATTCTTGTATTTGTGTTTCTTTCTGACAGATTTGCCACTCCTCCATTCCTAGAATAAGAAGACGCTTCAGAAATATGATAAGCTTCACCCGCAGTTGCTGGCTCTGAATCTGGATCTTGGCTGGCAAAACTTGTTTGCGGTGCTTGTGGTTTGTGGAACTTGTTCCAGTAGGGAGACTTTTTATTATATTTTCTAGGCATAGTTTTATTATTATAAAGTCCTTTACACAACTTTAAAGTAACTTTCCCAACTTTTAATCAATAAACATTGGGGTAAAACCGTAATTTTCTTGCTGTGGAATATCCATCATATCGTAATAAATGTTCATTCCCCAGTTTCCTAGCACCAAAGCTGAATAGGAGTCTTTTCGTGGTCTATCTGCGCCTTTTTGTCTCTTTAAATTAGCTGGTAGATCAAAACTTTGCGTTCCTCCAGCTGATGTTGACACATTTATAAGTGCACATTCTGCTTTTGTTAAGTCTAGCATATCCTTCTGATGCTCGATAAAATCTATCATCTTAGCTCCAACATTCTTTTCATCTTCATATTTAGAAAACTTAATTTCTTTGATTGGTATTTTTTTAGATTTTTGTAAAGAATAATTCTCGTCCATCGCTGAAGCCGCAAAATAAAGTTTCTTTCTGTCAAAAGACGTCTGTAACATTTCGTTAGAATTACGAATCCACTGAGATGTGGGCTTTCGTAAGTTACAAATAACTTTAGAAGTTACATTGTAAGACTTTCTGGCCTCTCTTAAATCCCTAGTGTAGTCATTTGGGTTATTGAAATCAGCTTCAAAACATCCTATGTTGATACCGCTTTTCTTAAAAATGTCACTTTCATTGGCAGAATTTAAGAATTGCACGCCTCCATTGTAGTCTCCCACAATCATAATAATGTTAAAGTGTTCTAATATATATTTAAAGTATATGATATGTTTCTTTAGATTTGTCCCTGGTAGCGCATAACTGTGCACAAGGACGCCTTTCTTTTGTTCTGGTATTAGTTTTATTACCTGTATAGCAAAGTCGTCAGATGTCTCAGATTCAGACCAAGAAGGGTCAAAAGCCATTATGTATTGACCGTCTGGATCACCAGCAACTTCCACAGCTGGAGATTCGCCATCGACAATTGTGCAGTCAGACATTTTGCTAATTTTAAAGTATCCAGCACTATCATCAGTAAATATAGCATTAAACTCTCGATCAATCTGAGACTGACTCATAGAACCCTTTGCTTGTGTAATTAAATTCTCATCATAAAGCGCTTTAGGAGCGGCGTCGTATGAAAACTGCATAATACACCTTCTACCTTGATTTTTAGCGC